TCCCTGAGGCTCAAACTCCGAAGAGTCAGCCCCACGCCCGCACCTAAGACATCAGTGCGGGGCCCGTTCTTTGGGCCCTAAGTGCTCTCGCACCGGGCGTCACTCCATGCCGGTCTTAACTCAACCGGCATACTCCAATGGATACCAACGGAACGCAGTAGCGCGACCAAATCTTCATGGTTGCGCTCTCCGCTGGGGCCTTCAATATAGTATTGAAGGAGATCCATCGAGTCTTCCCTCTTCTCCACAGCCGTCGACACGAAGAGCCTAAGGCCCTTCACCTCATAGCGCATTAGTCCCGGGTTATACCGGAATTTATGTGCGTGGGTACCGCGACTGTATGTGAAGAGAGAGCAGATACCGAGGTCTTCGCGTGATACTGGAAGTTCCCACGTCGTTTTACGACGCAGGTTCGACCGCATCACTTCGGCAAGGTGCCAAAGGCCCTTCCGATGCGCGTTATTCGATTGCTCGATATACGCCGCGAAGGTTACCACCTGTGAAGGTGTTCTCCTCTGTATCGGAGCGACATGTGAGACGTATGCTGGCGTGACGTCGAAGCCACGGTAAGCATCCATCCCACACGATTCACGGAAGTGCCCGGAAGTATGGGTCTTCTCCCGATTAACCTTGAGCCCTAAAAGCTCAAGGAGTCGCTCGAGGTACTGCCAAGCGTCAACAGGGATTTCGATGTCATCCCCGAAGACCTGGATGTCAGGCGCCACCTGATGGAGGCGCGATCTGGACGTCTTCTTAGAGGACGTCTTCCAACCGCGGGCTACGCATACTGCCGCAAAGCAGCAAGATGCATAGACTAGCGTCTGTACGGGAAAGGTGACCGCTGACCCCATCGCCGCAAATTTGCGTACGATACTCACTCCGTTCCGGGTGTTGATCCCGTCAACAATGTGAGTGCTCCTCGTCCGTACCAATAGGTCGAGGATTGGAGGGTTGGTCCGAAAGAAGCATTGGACGACAGCAAGCGACAGCCTATCAGAGGCCGAGCTCAAGTCAACCGTTGCGACCTTCTTGGTCCGTGAAGCCTTCAAAGCCAGTTCCTGTGAAGGAGTCTGGTCAGTAAAGGCAACAACCTTTCTCAGCAGAGGGTGTAGATTTGCCCTCAGCCAACGCATCAACGCCTGTTGAAGGTATTGATGCACCACTGGTTCCGACGCGATCAGCCTAGGCTTGTCGAAGGTTTTCGGCACTGCGATGAGTTTCGCAGGGGCCTTGTCCTTGACTAATTGATGGCAGATCGCATTCCATTCGGCCTCATTCACCTGGCAAAAGATGCTAGGTGGGAGGACGTCCGCGATGTCTTGCGGATAGTCAGGGAAGGTATATTTATCCCCGCTCGAATGGAGGTTGGAAACAGCTCCAGGACCATGGCGCGGCAAAAGGTCGTCAAACGTTGGGTACGGAATGTAACTGGCGAACCAGTCAGAGATTTCTTGCCAACAGTTGAGTAGATGGAGGTCCAGGCGATGTGCCTGGTAATCTTCATCCACAGAGACAACCTTCCCGGGCAGCCCAGCAGCAGCGTATTGTTCATCTAAGAACCACGCTTCCACTGGAACATCCGATTCCTGGGTGAATGGGTACGGAAGATCCGCATCCACGTCCCAAAACTCGGCTGCTGCCTTCACCTTTGCAGCTTTGCCACAATCAACTTCAAACTTCTTGAAGAAGTACAGAAGCTGACGAAGCATCGCCACGAGGTTGGGATTAAAGCCGCCTGTGCCATAGTTCTCCACGTGATAGAGGATATCTCCCCAAGTGCTGGACACGAATGGCCAGTACCCGGATTTGATATACTCTCTATCGTCGCGGTCCTCGATCGGCTTCCCAGAAAGGATGCCGTCGAGAACTTTGCCCACCTTTGGAAAGTGGGACCAGGCGAGGTGCAACAGCGCCTCACCCGCGAATGAGAACTCCAAGTGGAGTATCTCACTGTGGAGTGCTTGGGCTTGAAGTACGGTTAGTTCGCTCTCATAATCGCACACAATCGCGTGCCAATACGAAACGAGCTGCTCCCGTACGATGTGGGTCTCACTTTTCTTCATGGGGCTTTGCCCTTTCACATGGAGTTGGTGTTGACCCTACCCGCGCCCAATACTCGGGCGTCCTGGTGTACTACCAGGAAAAGCGACGGTAGCGAAGACGGAACTGTCCGCCCAGCCCCCCCTAGAAGGGGAGCTGGGTGCCGACCGCGAGTGAGATCACCGCGTTCAGCAGATGGACGATCTTCGCCTGATTGTCCTTGAACCACCGCATATCAGACCTCACCGGCCTGAATAGCAAAGTAGTTCGTGGACGCGCTCGCAGAGAGGTTGGCCAGGAACGAGGTATGAAGGTTATTCATATCCGTGTTCACAGGCGACCCGCCCCAATGCTTCCAGACGATGTGGACAGAGTGTCCACGGCCGTCAACGCCGGACGTATCATAGTCCTGCGCCCGAAGCGAGAACACCCTGGACTGAACACCCAGGACGCTCGTTGGGATCGTGTGAGCAATCATCGCGGAATACTTCCGCGAGCCGTCGGACCGCAAGAACTCAAAGTGAGAGGTGCGGTTATCGGGACCTTTCGTCCTGGGAAGTGCCACAGTTTCGGCACCGACCGTGAACGAAAGAGGGAGGATGAGTGACAATAGTCGCTCCTTTCTCATACAAAATGCGGAGCTTACCATAAGCAACGCAACGGCATGCCCGGACATCCGGACACGCAACTCAGTTAGGAACCTCCTAACCAAGGTGTCGACCGATGAACTAGTCGGACGACGCCACAGAGGATACCACAGTAGCGAGACCAGCAACAGTCTTCAGCCTTTTGACTGGAGAGTTGTCGATCGTCTTCTGTAGGCCTCGGAGTGAACTCGCGACCGCGAAGAGATTTGCGATCTGAGTCCAAGTCAGGAGAGGGTCAATAGCAATGCCCACTCCTGGACTGTAATGGATCTGCCGACGTTTCCAGGTTTTCTTTGTATATCCTGGTGTAACGTTCCCCCAATTCTTGTTCCCGCCAGAAGACCAGCGGGAAGGGGATATCGTCCGCTTCAACGTATATGTCGCCATTAAAGAAATGGCAGGCACATCGTAAACAACCTGGTTCGAATGGTACTTGACCAGAGTTCCCAAGGTTGCGAAGTAGTCGATAAGCCAGCTCCACGGGATCAGTTCGTAGAGGGTCCGTACAATGACCCCCGGATCCGTGGCACCAGTCTGGAAGCCGTTAGACCATTGCTTCTTCATGAAGCCTGGAATGTCGACTCCCTCTCTTACAGAGAGACTGGCTACCCACCATGCCCGGTTTTCTTCGAGCGTAGCGGTTTGCAAGCTGATCACCGTCTCCGAGCCATTAACAGCTTGGTTTGACGATGACGATCCTGAGGACGTCAAAACGGCCACTCCATTTCCGGAGCCGGTCCATCTCTTAGTCCTCAACTTCTTACGGTGGCGCTCCAATCGCTTGGAGATCTCATTAGTGAGATTCTGTAGTTTCTTCAGGTCCTCATTCAAAGGTTTGAGAGCCCAATGATACGACAGCCACCCGGAAGCGATTACTCCTAGTATGGACATAGCCATACGGGGGATATCGGAGATTGCCTCGGCAACGCTCGTAGGAACGTCAGCGATTGGTCCCGAGTCCTGTATCGAAGCTACTGCTTTGTACAACAGTGCCTGCCAGCCGGCCTCCCAAACGATGGGAGCAGTCGAGCTAGGCAGTAACGGCACGTTAGTGATGCGCCGCTGTTCCCTGGCATAGTTAGACCAGGGCATGTTGAACCGAGCAGGTTTAGCCTTGACAGAAGTGATCGTCAAAGCATCTCGCTTCCCGCCGTAAGGCGGGGTGTGAACGAAGTCCCAACATTTAGTTGGTTCTCCGTGTAAGGTCACCGTCCCAGAGTACGTTAGGCCATACGGATCGCCTTGTGCGTCGTATTGATAACGCATTTGGCTCTCCTGCCTAATTGGTACACTGCCTTAATGGACGGGCCAGGGCGATGCCCTTGGAGTGCCCAGTGGGCAC